CAAAAAGCAGTGGTAGACATATCTAAACGTATTCAAAATACGATTGTTAAGGATGCTCTGAATCCAATATCTGACGCAATGGCAGCTAGAGCTAAATCTAATGCGCCCGTAGATAAGGGAAGGCTAAGAAGTGCTATTGATGTTCGGCAGAGATTCGTAAAGCGTGGCGCTGTTTACTCTTCAGATGCTTTCGTTGAGGGCGGCGTTAGTAGGCAAGATCCATTTGGAGCATTCTATGCACACATGGTTGAGTTTGGTCATAAGACAAGAGGGGCTGGTACGGTTTTTGGTTCTAGTAGCTTTGTGTTTCCACAACCCTTTTGGGAGCCAGCTTTTGTTTCTACCTATGGTCCCGGCGGTGCTGCTGGACTACAAAAAGCTCGAACAAGTATTTCTAATGCTATTTTATCTCGATTAAACAACACTGTCCCGAAGGGGAAGATATGAGCTTAGAAACAGATATGGTTGCTTACTTAAATAGCAAGACTGAGATAACGGATTTAGTTGGGGACAGGATAATGCCTTGGCCTCAAGATCAAAATCCACTATTCCCACTATTGACTTATTTTAGAGTAACCGGATCAGTAGTTAATTCTTTAACTTCTGGGAGTAGCGGATTGTTATTCACGGAGTTTCAGTTTGATTGTTGGTCAAAGCGCAGGATTGAAACTTGGGATTTAGCGGAAGCGTTAAAAGGAGTCCTACTTGGTTTCAAAGGAACTATGGGTACAACTCCGGTAGGACCAGTTTTGTTCGAAGATGAGCGAGACATGTACGAAGGAGAAGACGAGGTAGCTCGCCGAATGCTACGTTTAGGCTTTTGGTACTGTGAAGACCCTATAAATAACATTCAACCTTAAAGGAGAAAAAACTATGGGAGTAAGTAATGCAACATCAGGATTTGGAACAGTCCTAAAAAGTGGTGACGGGGGAACCCAATCGCAGCTAATAACTGATTCTGGAGATTCTGGAATCTTATGGCAAGCAAGGACTGCTGGAGTAGTAGGAGATGCAACAACTATCGAGATCGCTCTTTCTGGAGTGCAAGTAGCGACTAGTTGTGTTGCTGTAGGATCTGTGATTACGGTGACACCGAGAAGTGCTGACGGAATTGCCGTTGACGCAACAGCTCAAGAAGTGATTGACGCTGTTCGTTCTGACGACGACTGTGACGCGCTAGTTATTGTTTCTAATATTGGAAACGGAACTGCGGCTGTTACGGAAGAAACGCCAGCAGCAGCGTTGGCTGGGGGAGTTGATGAGTTGTTTGTGCCTGTTGCAGAAGTAACGAATCTAACAGGTCCGGGCTTATCTTTGGATACTATCGAGGTAACTCACTTTGAGTCACCTGATGCGTTTAGAGAGTTTATCCCCTCTCTGAAAGATCCGGGGTCAATTTCGATTGACATGAACTTTCTACCGAGCAATCTTAACCAGCAGAAATTTCTGACTGATTATTTGAATCGCACACGTAGAAACTTTCAAGTCGTTTGGAGTGATGCCGATAGTACGACTTGGCAGTTTGGTGGTTACGTTGTCTCTTTTGAGCCAAGTGCAGCTATCGACGACAAGTTGAGTGCAAGTGCAGAAATAAAAGTTACTGGGCAACCAGACTTTGCGGTTATATAATAACCTAACTTCTGTTTAATAAAGGAAAAGAAAGTTGGCATTTGGTGGTAACTTAAATCCCGTAGCTGGGCTAGGAACGACGTTAGATAGAGGTGATGGGGGAGATCCGATTGAGATCTTCTATTCAATTGCTGAAGTCATTAGTCTTTCTGGCCCATCTATGGAGCAAGCTACTATTGACGCCTCAACAATTACTTCCCCTGCGAATCATGTGCAGTATATTCCGGGGCAAGTAAAGGGTGGGCGCGTGACGCTAGGTGTCAACTTTTTACCAAAAGATACTTCTCACTTGGGTTTGATTTCAGATTTGAAGTCAGGCGCTTTGAGAAATTTTCGCTTAGTTTTTCCTGATGGTGTTCAAAGTTCTGATTCAGATGAATCTTTGAATTCCGTATGGGAATTCGCAGCTTATGTAACAGGCTTCAATCCAAGCGTACAACTTACCGATAGGATCACAGCATCTATCGGTCTGACGCTTGACGGGGAAGCCGTAATATAAACATAACGGAGAAAAGAAATGGCTAATGCAAAAAAAGCGATCCCGACTGTCGAGGTCATGTTGGCTGGAAAACCATACAAGATGAAGTTCGGCATGAAAGCGATTATTGCGCTTGATAGAGCGTTTGGAATTAATCTATTGGATCAAGGAGAGGCATCGAAGTTAGAAATGACTCCGCTAGTCTTAACGAAGTTACTATGGTCTGGATTACAGCGTTATCATAGAGACTTAACCCCGGAAGATGTTGAAGACTTACTTGATGATTCTGATCAAGATGAGATTGAAAGTACTATAAAAGATGCTTTTGCTCATGCGATGGAAGATGAAGTAAAAAAAAATCAACAAAGCGAGGACAAGGAAGAAAAAGCGAAAAAAGCCAAGAGTTAAATTGGCTTGATATGTGGTCTGTAGCGAGATTTCAGTTGGGATTATCCGATGAGGAATTTTTCGACATAACTCCGCTACAGTTTGAATATCTTACTAAGCGTTATGAGCAAGAGCGAGATACGCTAGATTTTCGTGCTGGTATTGTAGCTTCTACGGTAGCGAACTGTAATAGGGGAAAGGGACAAAAAGCGTTTAAGCCAAAAGATTTCATGCCGGACTATGGTGGTGCTGATAGTAAAGCAACGAAGGGTCCGAATCAAATGAAAATGATGGCTATGACGTTGAATGCACTCTACGGTGGTACGTTTGATGGAAAACCGAACAACCCAAAAAAGGTAGGACATGGCAGGACAAGTAACCGCTAGTTTAATTGTTTTAATGAGAGCTAATTTTAAGTCCGTACTCAAGGGCTTGGATCAGGTATCTGCTAAGTTTGATAAAACTGGTCGTCAGCTAAGTCAAGTCGGTTCTACCCTGTCAAGAAACCTCTCATTGCCTTTTGTCGTTGGTGTCGGTGCGTCCGTTAAGGCTGCGGCTGACTTTGAAACTGCATTCACGGGCGTTAAGAAGACCGTTTCCGCTACTCCAGCAGAGTTTGATAAGCTTGCCCTTAGTGTTCGTAATATGTCTAAGGAGCTTCCGTTTACTACCACTCAGATCTCTCGCGTGATGGAAGCTGCTGGTCAAGCTGGCGTAGGATTAAATGACTTAGAAGACTTCTCTCAAGTAATGCTTGAGATTAGTGTGTCGGCTGAAAATATTAGTGCCGATGAAGCTGCGTTAAGTTTAAAGCAGTTTATGAACGTTGTCGGCGTAGGCAATGATCAAGTTAGAGCTTTAGGTGATACTTTAATTACTCTTGGTAATAACTTTCCAACGCTAGAGGCTCCTATCCTAGCAACAGCAACACGTATGGCTACGGTTGCTACAATGTCTAGGTTCACTGCGTCAGAAATATTATCTTTTGCTGCTGCGACACAATCTGCTGGTTTAAAAGCAGAACTTTCTGGGTCTGCATTAATTCGTTTATCAGATAAATTTGCTGTTCTAGCAAATGAGGGCGGTAAAGACTTAAAGATGTTTGCAGCTCTCATTGAGCAGCCGATAGAAGCAACAAAAAGGCTTATTCAACAAAGCCCAGCACAAGCTATACAGCAGTTTGTTGTTGCCCTGTCAAAACTAGATAAGGCTTCTGGGGAAACTGCTTCTGCTATGTCTAAGTTCGGGATTAGCGCCGTTAGATTAAAACAGTTTGTCGGGGGTTTAACAGGTGCAAACCAGACATTAATCGATGCTATGATCGATGGGAAAAAGGCATTTGAGGGTAATGGAGCCTTGGCTGCGGAAGCCGCGAAGAGATTTGCAACATTTAGCTCTAAAGTTATCGTCTTATTTAATAACATACGAGATCTAGGGGTTGTGATTGGGGATGTAGTAATTCCTGCCTTACTAGAACTTATGCCAATATTAACTAATATTGCTACTTTTATAGGGGGTTTAAGCCCAACTACAATCAAGTGGGGTATTGCTCTAGGCGCTATAGTTGCTGTCATGGGTCCACTAGTATTTATTGCTGGTCAACTACTAATAACATTAGGCGCGTTAGCTGTTGTCCTCCCAACTCTTATTGGAGTTACTGCTTCTATCGGACTTTCTCTTGGAGCACTTGCAGCTACCGTTGGAACTGCAATCTTTTCTTTGTCAGGTCTTTTTACTGCTGGCGGTCTGGTTGCTGTAGCGTTAGAGGGTATTGGGATAGCAATAGCAGGATCGGCTGCGGTCATGTTTGGTTGGATAGTTGCGATAGCGGCTGCTGGAGTTGCTATATATGTTTTTCGTGATGAGATTATAGAAGGCTTTTCTCAAGTTCTCACTTTCACAGTCACCTTCTTTTCAGATTTAGCGAAGAGAACTCTTAATGCGTTTATGAGTCTACCTGACTTTGTTAAGCGTGGTTTTGAACTCATGTTTCCTGCCTTAACAAAGGGCTTTGATATACTAAAACAAATCTCACTAGAGCAGATGGGTGAAGTTAAGGATGTTTTCTTTAAGCAAATTGAGGGTATTAAAAAGTTTTGGAGTGATCTTTGGGCCGATCTTCTAGTTGGTCAAAATAAATGGATAGAAGACTTTAAGAAAGGAATGGCTTCGATTTCAGGCGGTATGGCGGCTATATGGAAGGGCGCTACTACTGACATGAATGACAATACTGAGTTTACGACTGAGTTTATCAAAAAGAAGCTTGCTGAGTCTAGGGGTGTTGCCGTTTCGGAGCTAGGAAAGATCGGGGCGGCAGGGAAAAAGACAGCTAAAGAGGTTGCGACGGTTGCAACAGGAGTAAAAACAACTACTGACAGTCTTAATAAGGCAGCTCCAGCTTTCTCTAGCTTTACAGGCGGTGTTGAAGGTTCTGATAAAGCCCTAGCTAGTATAGCTACCTCTATTACAAAAGTTAATTCTGCTGATAAGTTTCCAGCACTGGCTAAGAATATCAAGGATGTTTTACGGCAAAGCGTTGATGTCGATGCTAAATTACTGTCATTAGGTAAGGCATTCTTAGAAACTGGCGGCAAGGCTTCTGTATTTAAGGATGTTATTTCTGAAGTCCGAGACAGTGAAAATGAATTAGCTGAGAGCACAAAGACTCTCAATGAAAAGTTCTTAGATTTAGCTGGAATAGAACCTCAACTCAATGCCACGGGTGCAACCTTACTAGATCTCTTAGGTAGGACTAATCAGCAAAATGCTGCTGAGATGGCTGATAGGGTCATCGATCTCAGAGATGCTTTCCTAGCTTCTGGTGGGTCAATGGATGAGTTTAATGCTCAACTAGATCTTGCTAGTGATAAGATGAATAAAGCAAAGATGACTGCCGACGAATTAGCGAAAGGAGTTGCAACAGCTTTTGGATCTTTAGCTTCTAATTTAGGGGCTGGAGGATTTAGTGACGCTATAGGAAGCGTTGTTGGCGGTCTGTTCGGCGGCGGCGCTGGAGCTGGAGGTGCTTCGGGCGGCGGTATCGGTGGTCTTTTTGGAGATCTGTTTGGTGGTAGTGCTGGCGCTGGAGGCGCTGGAGGTGCTGGAGGC